AGCGCAGCGTGTGACGTTCATGAAGGCCGCGCAAGTCGGCGCGACCGAGGCTGGCAACAACTGGATCGGCTTTGTCATTCACCACGCGCCCGGGCCGATGCTCGCCGTGCTGCCCACTTTGGAGATGGCAAAACGCACCTCGCGCGGCCGGATTGACCCGCTGATCGAAGACAGCCCGGCGCTGCGGGAGCAAGTGAGCCCGGCTCGTTCGCGCGACGCGGGCAACTCGATGCTGTCCAAGGAGTTTCCGGGCGGCATCCTCGTGTTGACCGGCGCAAACTCTGCCACCGGCCTGCGCTCGATGCCTGCGCGTTATGTGTTTCTCGATGAGGTTGACGCCTATCCGGCATCCGCCGACGAGGAAGGTGACCCGGTCACGCTAGCCGAGGCTCGCACCACCACCTTTGCGCATCGGCGCAAGGTGTTCATGGTCTCGACCCCGACGATCCGGGGGCTGAGCCGCATCGAGCGCGAGTTCGATGCCTCCGATCAGAGGCGGTATTTTGTCCCCTGCCCGCATTGCAACCACAGGCAATGGCTGCAGTTCGAACGGCTGCGCTGGGCAAAGGGGCGACCGGAAAAGGCGGCCTATGTTTGTGCGGGCTGCGAACGCCCCATCGTCGAGCATCACAAGACGGAGATGCTGGCGCGTGGCGAGTGGCGAGCGACGGCGGTTTCCAGAGACCCCAACGCCATCGGTTTCCACCTCTCGGCGCTCTATTCGCCAATCGGCTGGAAAAGCTGGGAGCAGATTGCGCGCGACTGGCTGGCGGCCCAAGGCTCGGACGAAATGCTACGCGCGGCGCGCAACACTCTGCTGGGCGAGACCTGGACCGAGAGCGGCGAAGCGCCAGAATGGCAGCGGCTGGCGGATCGGCGCAGGGCCTTCCCGGCGCAGATCCCCGCAGGCGGGCTGTTCCTCACAGCCGGAGCGGACGTGCAGAAGGACAGGATCGAGGTCGATATCTGGGCATGGGGCCGGGGGTTGGAAAGCTGGCTTGTTGATCACATCGTGATCCCTGGCGGGCCGGATGATCCTGCCTGCTGGAACAAGCTGACCACTTTGCTGGGGCAAACATGGGTGCACGAACACGGCGCTGTTATGCCCCTGGCGAAGCTGGCAATCGACACAGGGTATGAGACGGCAGCCGTATATGCATGGGCCCGCACGCAAGGCATCGCACAGGTGGCGCCCGTCAAAGGCATGGAAGGGTTCAACCGAACCACGCCAGTCTCAGGGCCGACGTTCGTCGATGCCACCGTGAACGGCCGCAAGCTGAAGCGCGGCGCGCGGCTCTGGACGGTGGCCACTGCCACCTTCAAGGCAGAAACCTACCGCTATCTACGATTTGAGCGGACAAGCGATGAAGACCGCGCCAGTGGCGCGTCAAATCCAGCGGGCACGATCCACCTGCCAGACTGGGCTGACAGCGAATGGCTGAAACAGCTGGTCGCCGAGCAACTGGTCACGATCCGCAACAAGCGCGGCTATGCCCGACAGGAATGGCAAAAGATGCGCGAACGCAACGAGGCGCTGGATGTCCGGATCTATGCCCGAGCCGCCGCCTGGATCCTTGGCGCCGACCGTTTTGATGAGCGGATGTGGCGGCAGCTGGAGAAACAGGCCGGGGTGGAGACCGTCGCTATCACCCCGACCGCCGCACCTGAGAAACCGACAGCCCCGCAAGCCGGGCAAGTAACCACGCCCCGGCGACGCGGCTGGAAGATCAGCACGCCCAAATACATGGAATGATGGACCCCCAATGACCCTCGATGACCTCAAATTCCGCCACAGCGCACTCTTGGCGGCGCGCTACAGCGGCACGCGCAGCGTGAGTTATGACGGCAAGAGCGTGACCTACGGCTCGGATGCAGAGCTGGCGGCGGCGGTTTCGGACATTGAGCGGCGGATTGCGGCCGTTGAGAAACCCGGCCGCCGCGTCCTGCGCCCCTACGGCGTGAAGGATCTGTGATGAACTGGCGACAGCGTCTCGGTGCGTTCATTGGTGGGTTTGACGCGGGCCAGCACCACCGTCGCCTGCGCGGTTTCCGGGCGACCCGCGCCCATGTGAACGCGCTGATCGCAGCAAGCGGGCCCGACATCACCGCCCGCGCGCGCTGGCTGGTGCGCAATAACGGCTATGCCGTGAATGCGGTTGAAAGCTGGGCTGCCAATACCGTCGGCGATGGCATCAAGCCGATCTCGAAGATCGCGGATGCCGCGCGCAAAGAGGAATTGCAGCGGCTCTGGCTTGCCTGGACCGACGAGGCAGATGCCGAAGGGCTGACAGATTTCTACGGGTTGCAGCGCCGGGCGGCACGTGAGGTCTTCCTTGCTGGCGAGGTGTTCTTTCGCTTTCGCCCACGGCGCGCGGGCGACGGCCTGAGCGTGCCCGTGCAGCTGCAGATGCTGCCCGCCGAGATGTTGCCATTGGAGCAGACGGGACCTGCAGCAAACGGCAATGCCATCCGCCAGGGCATCGAGTTCGACCGGATCGGACGGCGCGTGGCCTATCATTTCTTTCGCCGCCACCCGGGTGACAGCAGCGATCCGGGGCTTGCGGGCGAAATCGTGCGGGTTCCCGCCTCTGAGGTGATCCATGTGATCGATCCGGTCGAAGGGGGCCAGTTGCGCGGGGTCTCGAAGCTGGCTCCCGCCATCGTAAAGCTTTTTCTGCTCGACCAGTATGACGATGCTGAGTTGGACCGTAAAAAGGTCGCGGCGATGTATGCGATGTTCGTGACATCCCCCGCACCAGAGAATCCCCTCGCGCCGGACGATGAAGATGGGCCAGACGGGGTCGAAATCAGCCCCGGTCAGATCGTGCGGCTGGATCCGGGCGAAGATGTCACCATCGGACAGCCTGCCGACAGCGGCGGCACTTACGAGCCGTTTCAGTACCGGACCCTCCTGCAAATCTCGGCAGCACTGGGCATTCCCTATCCGTACATCGCGAATGACATGGTGAAGGGCAACTTCTCGAATTCGCGCCTTGCGCTGATAGAGTTCCGCCGCCGCGTCTCGGCCTAGCAGCATTCCGTCATGGTCTGGCAGCTCTGCCGACCCGTCTATGCGCGCTGGATGGACGCCGCCGTGCTGTCGGGTGCCCTAACGCTACCCGGGTATGAGGCCAACCGCAGCCAACTCCTTGCTGTCGATTGGCTGCCGACGAAATGGGACTGGGTCGATCCGCTGAAGGACGCCAATGCAGAAATTGCGCAGATCGAGGCGGGCCTCAAATCCCGCACGCAGGCCATCGCCGAACGTGGCTATGACGCAGAACAGGTCGACCGCGATATCGCGGCGGAACGTGCCCGCGAACGCGCGCTGGGCCTCGACTTCCGCCGCCCCGGCTCGCCCGCGCAAGGCGTGCAGGCTTTGACCGGTCCGGAGGAGGATGGGGGCAAAGACGCCGACACTGACCATACAGATGAAACCGATGATGCGGAAGAACGTCCGCGCGAACCTGAGGACCAGTCCTGATGCTGCATGCCCGCATTGCCGCGCGCGCCTTCAACACACCGCTGCTGGTCGAGCCCTCCAAAGCCATGGCGTTTCTCTCCGGCCTTGGGCCGCGTATCCTCGGACGCCGGGTCGAGATTGGTGACGGCAACGGTGCCTTGGAAAGCATCGTCGTCCCGCAAGCGCGCGCCAGCATCCTAGCCGGTGGGATGCTGGACGATTACCGCCAGCATGGTGAGGCGCCCTACTCTGTTGTAGATGGCATCGCCGTGATCGAAATTACCGGCGTGCTGATCCATCGTGGAGGCTGGATAGGACAGTCCTCGGGCCAGACCAGCTACGAGGGGATCGCCGCCCAGATCGACGCGGCAGCCAATGACCCTGCTGTACGCGGCCTCGCATTGGAAATTGACAGTTTTGGCGGCGAAGTCGCCGGTGTGTTCGATCTCGCAGATCGCATTCGTGCAATTCGCGCCACAAAACCCGTCTGGGCGTTTGTGGCCGAACACGCCTTCTCGGCGGGCTATGCGCTGGCAAGTCAGGCAAGCCGTATCCTCCTGCCGCGCACCGGTGCTCTGGGCAGTATCGGTGTCGTGGTGATGCATGCCGATCTCAGCGGCCAGCTTGATCAGGACGGGATGCGGGTGACACTGATCCATTCGGGCAGCCACAAGGTTGACGGCAACCCCTACGAGCCACTGCCCGCAGAGGTCCGGGACGACATCCAGCGCGAGATCGATGTGCTGCGGTTTCTCTTTACTGAGACCGTCGCGGCCGGTCGTGCCGGACGGTTGAGCCAGGACGCCGCAATGGCGACTGAGGCCGCAACCTATCGTGGGGCCGATGCCATCGCCTCGGGCCTCGCCGATGAAGTGACCGATCTTGCGCGCGGATTTCTAGCCTTCCGGCAACTGGTGGCCCGCACCCCAACGCTTTCACCCGCGCGCGCTCAACGCGCATCCCTTTCCAACCCCAAACAGGAGGCACACATGGCCACCGAACATGATCCTGGCGACAGCCCGCAGGACGTCCTCGATCAGGCGACCGAACCGCAGGACGGCAATACAGACGCAGCAGATGACCCACCTGCCGCCCCGGCTACGCCCCAAGGGGCTGTGCCGCTGTCTGCCTCCGCCGCGACGCAGCCGGGCAATCTGGCAGAGTTGTCAGCGCAGTTCCGTGAAGCCGCGGCAGAGATCGCCGAGATCGCGGCGCAGGCAGGCAGGCTCGGTGTCACCATTGACGCGGCGAAAGCTCTGCGCGAGGGCACATCCCCCGAGGCCCTGCGCCGCCTCGTGATCGAGCGCGCAAGTGCTGCCGC